ATATCCCCATAGCACGTTTCATGAATCCCAAACGTGACGATCTGCCCGATATTGATCTTGACTTTCCACACTGGCAACAGGCCACTGTGATGAATCGCATATTCCGTCGTTGGCCGGGACAAAGTGCCAGGGTCAGCAACTATGTAATGTACAAAGAAAAGTCTGCCAAGAGAGAAGCCGCCAAAAGGCTAGGAGCCAAAGGCACACTCAAACGTGGCTTTGAATTCAGCCAAGTATTGCCTCCAGAAGAGATACAGGAAGCAGAACGAGTCACAGCCAAACTTATGGGCAAAAAACGCTGTATATCAAAACACTGTGGTGGCATCTTAATTTTTGATCGTGCTGTGCCCAAAAGCCTGATCAATGGCAACAATCAAATCTTGTTAGACAAATACGAAACAGAAGATCTTGAACATTTCAAAATAGATATCTTGGCCAATCGTGGACTGAGCCAGTTGTGGGAAATAGATCAGCGTCCACTAACAGACTATCCTGAACATGATGAAAAGACCAGTGACTTGCTGGGTCGTGGTGATGTGTTGGGTGTGACTCAAGGCGAATCACCAGCTATGAAAAGACTGTTTCGCGCTTTAAAAGTCAAGAGCAAAAGTGACTGTACATTGGCCACTGCCTTGATCCGTCCAGTGGCCACACAAGGCAGACGCAAAGCCAGTGCGTTCCAAGACTGGAGTGCTGATACCATACAGCAAGACACAGTGGTGTTTGAGGATGATGCTATCACCATGATTGCTGATATCCTGGGTTGTGACATGTACACTGCCGACATGTGGCGCAGAGCATTTGCCAAACGCAATGAGGAAAAGATCTATGAGTTTATGCAATTGATTGGTGATCATCCCAAACGTGATAGTGTGTTGGCGTCACTACGTGAACTCAGTCATTTTGGACTGTGTCGAGCTCATGCCACCAATCTGGGCAGATTGATCTGGGCCTTGGCCTATCAAAAGGCACATAACCCTGAGGCTTTCTGGCGAGCCTGTTTGAAACACTGCGAAGGCAGTTACAGCAGTTGGGTGTATTATCAAGAAGCCAAACTGGCCGGAGCTGTGCCTTCGCCCAGCCAAGGTGGAGAGTGTGCTGAACTAGCAAGAACTGGTCGTTGGAGCAGCAGTAATTTTATTCCTGCCTGTACTGAAATAAGACGTCCCGGCGAAGTGGAGTTTTTGGGATTGGTGGCCAATTATCGTGTGTTTAAAAGCGGCGCCAAAGACTACATAACCTTTGCCACCCTGGGCACCGGCAACGGTCGTTATCTAGATGTGATAGTGCCACATGCCATGTCCTTTAGCGATCAACCAATCTTGTGGGGCAAAGGCCGTTTAGACTATACAAACAGTAGTGAATGTGTTAAAGTGTACAAAAGCAAACGTATGAAACTAAAGGACATTGAGCACATAACATAATGGCTAGACTACACATATACCCTCACAGTGAACCCCAACAAGATTTGCACATCATAGCAGACCCAGCGGCTCTTAGAGCACTGGCACAGGCCTGTATGAACGCAGCAAAGACTCCACAAGGATTTGAACGAGTAAAACTGCACACCAGCGACGGACACGAATACACTGCCATGATTGTGGCCGGTGTGAGTGAATCTGAATGGCAGACTGTACCGCCTGCCTATATGAAGTCTACTGTGCCTTCCGTTGCTACACTAGAAGATTACAATACTCTACGCAAAGAATTGCAAGCAGCCAGGCAAGAAACATTGCAGAATTAGATCACAAATTGTGTGATGTAGTATAAGTATCTGTACACTAATGGAGGGTGGGTTATGAAACAACGGAAATTGATTTCCAAGTTGTATCGGGCTTGCTTCGACCACGACGAGAAAACTATTCGGGAACTACGCATGCAGGAGTTCCAGAAGATTGCTAAACGCCGAGCCGAGGGCAAGTCATTTACAACTAAATGGACCTTGGTTAGAATTTAGACTTACATAAAACTGTAACGCTAATGTAACACATCTGGTTGTAAATACTAGATGCAAAAAACTTATCGCAGTATATTCATCAGCGATGTTCATCTTGGCACCAAAGACAGCCAGGCTGACAAACTCAACAACTTTCTCAAACACAACACTTGCGAAACGCTGTATCTTGTGGGAGACATCATAGATGCATGGAAAATCAAACAAAACAAATGGCGATGGAAACAGTCGCACACTAATGTTATTCGCCGTGTGCTGGGTCATAGCAAGCGTGGTACTAGGGTTGTATATGTAGCTGGTAATCACGACGAGTTTCTAAGACCCTTCATGCAGTATGGCATTGGATTCGGCATAATTGAATTGGTAAATCAAACAGAACACATAGGTGCAGACGGTCGGCATTATCTTGTGGTACATGGTGACATGTTTGACGGCATCACTAGACTGGCGCCATGGTTGGCAATGTTGGGAGACAAAGCATATGATTTCATTCTTGGGCTCAATACTAGGATTAATTGGATTCGTCATCGCATGGGTTTTGGGTACTTTAGCCTTAGCCTGTTCCTTAAACACCGGGTCAAAAAAGCAGTAGACTTTATATTTCACTTTGAACGTAATCTTGCTGACTACTGCCGGAAACGCGGATTCGACGGTGTGATCTGCGGACACATACATCACGCAGAGATCAAAGATATAGATGGCGTTGCATACATGAATGATGGCGACTGGGTAGAGTCATGCACAGCCTTGGTAGAACGCCATGATGGCACATGGGAAATTGTAACTTGGACACAGGAGACTGACAATGTGGTTGATGATATTGATAGCAGTACACAGCACGAATCCGCAAGATCAACCCGGAAGAATAGAATTAGTTTTCCCAAATCAGCTCAGTTGCGAACAGGTGTTGGCGACCATGCGATATGATTTAAAGTTTAAAACATTCAAGGTAACGGGGCAATGTCAAAAACAATCTTAATAGTCACAGACAACTTACCGGATCAGATCAATGGCGTGGTTACCACTTACAAAAATATTGAGGCGCATGCGATTCGCGACAACTATCGTGTTGTATATCTTGATCCCGGGCGGTTCCGCTACTTTGATTGCCCTGGCTACAACCAAGTCAAGATTGCCCTTCCCCGGAATGTGGGCGCGATACTTGAGGAGATCCGTCCGGATCATATCCACATCGCCACCGAGGGTCCTGTGGGTTTGCGTGTTAGACAATATCTTGACAAACATCATTATCGCTACAACACTGCTTATCATACTAAATTTCCAGAAGGACTTAGAAAACTGTTTGGCATACCTGAAGCCATTACTTGGCCTCTAGTGCGTTGGTTTCACAAACACTCAGGAAAAGTGCTGACCACGACTGAAACCATGGTACAGGAGTTGCGCGAGCATGGGTTCGACGGTGACATCATACCATGGACACGTGGTGTGGATAGAGAGATATTTTATCCCAGAGAACGCCGGCCCAATGCCAAGACCACCTTGGTATGTGTAAGTAGAGTCAGCAAAGAAAAGAACTTGGATGACTTTTGTGGCATGAGTTATCCCAACTCACGCAAGATTTTAGTAGGCGATGGTCCTTATCGTGCAGAGTTACAGTCACGTTATCCTGACGTGGAGTTTGTGGGATTCAAAACTGGTGCTGATCTAGCCTACTACTACAACCTGGCAGATGTGTTTGTGTTTCCCAGTCAGTGGGAAACATTTGGCATTGTGATGATCGAAGCCATGGCCTGCGGAACTCCGGTGGCTGCATATCCTGCTACTGGGCCATTGGATGTCATAGACGAAGGCATCACAGGATGTATGAATCCTTACTTGAAACAAGCAGTAACAGATTGTTTGTTCTTGCCCAGACATCGAGTTTGGGACGGCAGTCAGCGTTGGTCATGGCAAACTGCCTGGGAAATATTTCGAAATAATTTAGTGCCTGTTGTGTAATAAATATTACACAGGAGAAGCCACTATGAAAAACGCGGCAGTGGTGTTGTTATTTTATATCTTTAGTCATGCTGCCTACTGCCAAGAATCGGCACCAGCATTCACAGACACTGTGATGAAGGATACCTCTTTGATTGCGTTAGGTCAGCAGGTATGGGACGGTCAGTGTCGACATTGCCACGGCAACAGTGCGTATCCTGGCAAGGCACCCAAACTCAAATCTTCCAGCTACCAACCTGACTTTGTGTACGATCGGGTGACCAATGGATTTCGCAAAATGCCTGCCTGGCGAGATATCTTCAATGAACGGCAGCGTGTTGGTGTTACTGTGTATATCATGAGTGATACATTCGCACCCTGACAATAAATAATCGTTTAAGGAGCCATCATGCGTAACACAACAATGGCGTTCCTATTCTGCCTAATCAGCTCTATAGCCCACGCCCAGGAAATTATAGATTTACAAAAATCTTTAAAATGTTCAGATGCACAAATAGTCATGAACTATTTTGTAGACACACACAAAGAAATACCAGTCTGGGTTGGAAAATCAGTACACAACACTCATATAACGTTGTTGGTCAACAAAGAAACACGTAGTTGGACCATGATAGAATATGATACTAGATTGGCATGTGTGTTGGGTGCCGGCGAGGACAAGACCGGTAGCAGTCCTGAAATTTAAACAGTTCGATCAATATAACCAGTCCAGTAGTCACCTGGCGGATTGGCTTGATACTGCTCTACACGTTGCAACAAATTAGAGTAAAAACTGTCTAACTCGCCGTTCCAGCGTCCTGTTAGGCCTTTGATGGCGTGCAAACAATAGTCCCAGTTTTGGTCCCTATAGGCCTGCATCATGTCAGCATGTACTTTGATGTAGGATTCCATCATGGGAAAATCTGTCAAGGGCACTTTTTCAACCACACAATAACTGGTGCGTTTCTGGCTGTCAGGCGGAAACACAAATGTGTCTAATTCCAACACAGTGTAGTTGTCAGGCAAAGTTTCCAGTGCGTCTCCAAATATAATGTTCATGTGCGATCCTTTTAAATATGTATCATGAGTTTTGCATTTGATTTAATTTCTGACCTTCACGCCGAAACTTGGCCTGAATTTGACTGGACTGGACTGGCGACCAGTGCCCATTGTGTTGTGGCCGGTGACCTTGCACGTGATCGCGAAGTGGTGATCAATACATTGCGTCATCTTGCCACATGCTATCAAGCAGTGTTTTATGTTGATGGCAATGATGAACATCGATATTACTATGATGATCTGAATGCCAGCTACGCCGATCTAGTTCGCCGCATAAAAAAAATTCCCAACGTGGTATTTTTGCAAGACAATGTTGTGGTAGTAGACGGTGTGGCCATACTGGGAACCAATGGCTGGTGGACTTATGATTTAGATCCGTCAATAGATGCTGAACAGACTTCATTGTGGTTTCAAGATCAGTGTCAAGTTTCTGCGTTGGTTGCCAAAACTGTGGGTCGATTGGCCACAACAGATGCCAAGTACATGATCAGCAGCATCAAGCGATTGCAAACTCATGCAGATGTCAAAAAAATTGTTTGTGTAACACACACTGTACCTAATTCAAGTTTAATTGCTCACGACATTGGCATTGCTGACACCTTGCGATTCAACACCATGGGCAATGGATTCATGATGCAGGCATTGAGCGCCGACACAGAAAACAAATTGCACACCTGGTGCTTTGGTCATTACCATGGGAGTGTGGATCAAATACGTCAAGGGATAAGATTTGTCAACAATTGCAGGGGTAGGGGCGACACTGAATGGCGCCAGTATGTGTATCACCCCCTGCGTATTGTCATAGACGATTAATTCACTGTTTCGGGTTCCAGCTTAATTTGCAGTGGATAGCTCTGTGACCGTGCGCTAAGTGTTACTTCAATGCCTTTTTGTTCGGCAATTTCATAAGGTAATACGGCCACTGTGGCTTGCCCTGCTTGATGAATATCCACTGTAATTTGTTCTGCAGTCTCGGCAGTGTAGTCAAAATATTCAATCAAACTGTCTACTACGAAGTCCATTGTGGTTTGGTTATCATTGAGATAGATAACTTTGAACATAGGTGGCTCTTTCACAGCCTCTGATGGTTTGATTCGTGTGCGAACGTCGCTCTGTGCCATTTCTATTCCTTGCATTGTTGCTCAATCAGTGACAGCAGGATTGCTGTCACTGTATTTACATTATATTACTCTTTGTAAGAGATCGCAATGGTCTTTGGTTTGGCTTCTTCAGGAACTTCACGTTTCAAGTGAACATTCAAGATACCAAGTTCAAGATGTGCATTGCTGATTTCCACGTGATCAGCCAGTTGAAATTCCCTGCGGAAACTTCGTTCGCTGATGCCTTTGTGCAAGTATTTTGCAGTGCTGTCTTCGCTGTCCACAGTCTCACGGCTGTGTTTGCCTTCAATGACCAAGGTCTTTTTGTCCTTGGTTATATTTAGGTTGTCATGACCAAAGCCAGCCACAGCCAAACTAATCATGTACTCATCATCATTGATTTGCACAATGTCATAAGGTGGATAGTTGGTGTTGCCTTGTTGGGCGTTGACACGCATGAGATCATCAAACAAGTTATCGAAACCGATACCAAATTTGTGAATTGCGGGAAGATCGAATGTGCGAAGGGTTAGAGTTTTTGTCATTTGTTTTCTCCTTTATTAAGCAAGATGACTTTGAATTGTAGCCCCACCATGGGCACTACAACAGTATTTATTATAACACAAACCAGAATTATATTTTGTTATTTAGATCAGACACAATGCGATATCGAGCAAGAATCTTGTGCTGTTTGGGGTTCCAAGTCATGGCCCAAAATGTATAGGACTCATCATGATCAAAGGTGACTCTCAACTTTAGTCTTGCTGGTTTTGTACGATATTCGATGTGGTATTGTTCGTACCACATTTTCATAGATGTTTCGATGAGTTCTCGATCATGATAATAGCCTTGATTTTGCAAACCAAACTCAATGTACATCAGTAGGTGCGTGGCGGGAGTTGTTGGGCTTCTAGTTGTTTGCGCCAGCGATTCTTGGCTGCACTGCGTTTGAGTTTGCGGGCTGTAGTGGGCTTGATGTAAAATTCACGTTCGCGGAGATCATTTAGTATGCCAGAATTCTGTACTTTTTTCTTGAACTTGCGCAGGGCCTTTTCAATGTTACCGTCTTGGACTAATACTGATCTAGCGTGTGGTTTATTCATTTATTTCCCGAAGTGATTCAGGATTATTTACCAGGTCAGTGTTGATATTTAGAGTCTGTATTCCGCCTTTGCGATAGCGTGTTAAATTGTACATGTGTGGCAACAGCACACGTTCAAGTTCACTGTGCAAGCCACGGGCACCAGTTTTGTTGGCGATAGTACGCTCGGCAATCAAATCCAAGCTGTCTGCGCTGAATTCTAATTCAACTTGATCACGGTTGAATATCCATTGATACTGGCTGACATAACTGTGTTTGACGTCTTGCAAGATGCGTACCAAGTCTGCTTTGCTGAGTTCTGCCAGTGCAACCCAACTGGGGAAACGTCCCACAAACTCTGGGATCATGCCAAACTTGATCAGGTCTTCAGGTGTGGTTTTGTCCAAGGTCACACTGGTGCTGTCTGCCACAACCTGTGCAGAGAATCCAATTGATGTACCTTTCACACGGCTCTTTACAATGTTGTCCAGGCCCACAAACGCACCACCGGCAATGAATAGTATGTTGGCGGTGTCAATTTCCACAGTTTCACCTGCTGGATGCTTGCGACCACCTTGTGGTGTGATTCTGCACTTGGTGCCTTCTACCAATTTGAGCAAGGCTTGTTGTACGCCCTCTCCACTCACATCTCGGGTGATACTGGCACTCTCGCTACGTCGGCTGATCTTGTCAATTTCATCAATGAACACAATGCCGCGCTGTGTTTTTGCCACATCACCACCAGCGGCTGTGTACAGTCTTGTGATCAAACTTTCCACATCGTCGCCCACATATCCTGCTTCGGTCAAGCTAGTGGCATCTGCAATAACAAATGGCACATCCAAATAACGTGCCACAGTACGTGCCAACAATGTTTTACCTGAGCCTGTGGGCCCAAGCATGAGAATGTTGGCTTTTTCAATTTCAGTGTCAGGATCTGCATTGGCTATGCGTTTGTAGTGATTGGCAATGGCCACGCTCAACACCATTTTGGCATGATCTTGTCCAATTACGTATTGATCCAAATGATCTTTAATGGATCTAGGATCCAAGGTGTCATTTGTGATGTCTTTTGATTTTTCAGGCAGTTCGTCTTTGAGCAAGGTCTGACACAAGTCCACACACTCATTGCAGATGCTTACTTCATTGCCTACTATGAGTTTGGCTACACTATCTTTGTGCTTGCCGCAGAAACTACAGTTGTCTAAGGTTTCAGGTGTTTTCATTTATGATCTTATTATAAAGGGTGTCAAAGTTTTTGTCTAGCCACTGATCCACCGACTGTGGATTCCAAGATATTGTGGATTGCAGTTTATTTAAATCCGCACAACTTTCCCACTGATATTTCTCTACCATGTGCTCGGGCATGGGTTCTGATACCACTGGTATATTGTCAAACCGGCGTTGTACGCTGTGTGCAATGTCCTCAAACGTAAGTTGTCGCCCGGTGCCAATGTTGTATACTCCACTTACCTTGGCCGCTTTCAACTGCATCATAGCCGAGATACAATCGTCTACGCTGACAAAATCTCTTGTGCCCAAGCGGCCATTGTGATTCCACACAGTGAGTGGTTGCCCTGCAATGGCTCGTTTCATATATGTACGTATAGGACTGGGCTGTGCCTTATGTCCTTCGTTACACCCATATACATTGAAGAATCTCATGCCCTGCACAGGCACTGTAAAGTTCTGCGTGGCCACCCAGTTGTCAATAGCCAACTTGCTGACACCATACATGTGCTGTGGTTGTACTGGACCCCATTCGGGACTGTTTGACCAAGGACCATACACACTGGCACTAGACGCATAGGTGATACCACATCGCCACCGTTCAGCAGTTGTTATCCAATCCTGTGTGTCTTTTATGTTCTTACGTACAATATCCGCCCAGTTGTCAGCATTGGTTTCGCTGATGGCACCCATGTGAAATATCCATTCTACTGGTGTTTGTGCTGTGTATGTGCGTCCACGTGTGTCCCAGTCAAGACCATGTACATCGTGTCCTGCCTGGATGAGATACTGTTTAAGTTCGCTGCCGATAAAGCCGCGGTCGCCGGTTACTAGGATCATGTGTTGATGGGTCGTACACGACGAGCAATAGCATCAGCTTCTGCGTCACTCAACATGTCTGGGTCGTATTCACCGCTGGTGAGTTTGGCAATCAAATGCTCGATATACGCATCGTCGTATGTGTAGTTATCGGTTAAGTTTTTGTCCACAATAATCCAGTGATGCCCATTGAACTTGTACAGCACGTTGGGCATGGAATCCACACGCATGAATGTGTCGCCTTTGACTGGATTGGCAGGAAAACTGATACCAAATCCTGACGTGGGTTCTCTGCCTAGGTCATTGTCTGCTATCAATTGCATCCAGGGCAGTTGGTCAATTTTTCCTCGGGCAAGTTTGGCACGTTCTTCTTTGATAGTTCGATCAGGATTCTCACTCTTCCATTGTTTAACGGCCGCTCGTATTCTAGGATCCTCGTGATCATCATGATCATCATCTTGTGCCAATGCATCTAAGTATTCTGGAGTGAACACCACAGGTTCGGTGTGACGTGCCTGGTCGAACTCAGCAATCACTTCTTCTACTTCTGCTTCGTTGAGAGGATTTGATTGCAGTTCGTCATACATCCACCCTGGCGGATGCGGATCCTCAAACAACTTGCTGGTCTCAACAACCTTGCCCTTGGGCAATTCTGGTTCGACTGTCTCACGCAGTTGTGCAACTTGTGCATCAGTTAGCGGACCATCATCAGGTTCGTAAGCAGGGCGAAGTCGCCGTTCTCGTTCCCACTTCATGCTCTCTGTTGATGCCAACACCATCATGATGGCCAAGGGATCAAACACCACAACCAATATAATGATAACCCAACGCACAGCACGTTCTAACAAGTTGGCATCTGGGTTGTCACCGTAGATGAACGCCGCAATATACTTAATTGGCCCAACCTCTGCTTCGATCTTACGTACCTCGGCGGCAATAGGCGCACGGGCATCGTTAAGTTCTGCAATGGACTTCTGCGACTGAAGTATTTCATTTTGAAGTCTAACACGCTCTTTCTGCTGGGCTCTTCGCAGAGCCACAGCCTTGTCGGCACCTTTTTCATCTGCTGAGCGGCCCAATACCTGGTCCACTCCCTCATCCATCTGTTTAAGTGCCTTGCGGTTTGCTTCAATATTTTCCTTTTGGGTTTTGATTTTTTCATCATATATTGCAATCTTGCTTTGTGCATCACCGCTAATTAAATTTTGATCACTGTGTGCTTTGCTCAAAAAGCCAAAGATGCCCATTGATGTAATAACCATGAGCATGCACACTGCCGGTACCAAATAACACTTCATCAGTAGTCTACAACGGTGCCAGTATTCGTGCAACCATACTGTGACAGTGACCTTGGCCACTTCTAGTATACCACCCATGATTATGATGGGAATCACTGCTGAAGCAAAAATAGCAGTAAGTCCCAGTATACTGTACCAGGCTGCGACCACGCTCAATGATAGAGCAGTAAACAATGTAAAATAACTGAGGAACATAGATTTATTTATTGGGTGTTATACGGACTGTGACGGCTAGTTTAACTGCCAACCATGTGGCAATCTTTTGATCAGGCACATCAAACCAAACCCATATGGTCTTGCTGTCGTCCCAGATCAGGTTTTCCAATCGTCGTCGAACATGATTTTGGCCTCGCCAGTTGTTGGCACCAACGATTTGATTGAGTTCACGTATTACTGCATACCATGTGGCAATATCACGCAACTCGATCTGAATACGGTGCATGACCAAGGGCGTTGCTCTAAGAGAGTCAAGGGATTCAAACATACTCAACGCAGAGGTTTCAATTTCGACAGACATTGCTATCCTTCTCACTGTTTTTATCTACAAGGCATACTCCCCAGGGTACCAGCCTGGGTTTTGACCTGTTGCCAGGTCTAGCCAGTGTCTCATCCTACGGGATTTATGTTTCTGATGCCACGGCGCACAGCAGGACCGGTTGCAGATCTATTCCTACAGTGCCCATTAAACAACCCACCTCCCTGGTCATGCACAGTTATTATACTGCACAAATCAGGCGTTGTCAATGTTTTTCTTGGTTAATTCACACACAAAGAGAAACTGCTCGTAGGCCAGTCGCACAGCAGGATTGGTTAATAATTGTTCTGCTTCCTGTTGCATGGCCTTTAAGCCGGCTTCGGCCACTTCTCTGGCACTGGCAATTTCAATGGTGTAGACGTCATCACCCATGGCTTTGTTCAAGCGTTGCCAAGCCTGTTGTTGTTCAACTGTGAGTTCTTTACGGCGTGGACGCCATTCGCCGGCCTTACGCACAGCCTCACTGATTCGATCTTCTGCCACACGGCCAGCCGCAATCATAGGTGCTAGTGCAGGATTAATGTTGTAGCGAGTGCTACGTCCGCCAGGATAACACATGATCAAATGATTGCCTCGGGGCATGGCATCCATGAGTTCATAGTCATGTTCCATTACTGGATAATACCTACGTCCACGTTTTTCGTAGTAGATTTTCTTGGTCATAGATGCACTTCCCAGGCACCTGTTTCCTGATTCCAATGACGGGTGTCGTAGATTTGGAATGATATGCTACGACCAAACACGGCCAGTTCTACGGTCAACCCAGCATGACTTTGTCGTCGAGTATAACGGAATTCGAATCCAATTACTTGACGGGTTTGCAGTAGTTCTATTTCCCAGGCCTTGTGGTTGGTAATCAGCCCAGATCGATTCCACAGATTCTCAAAGGGCCGACCCCAAGGATTGCTCATACTAAAACCAAGATAAATCATGACAACTCCAAGTTTGCAACCAGTTGATCGGTAGGCACACTGTTTTGCACATAGCCCTCTGCCACCATGCGGAAATAGTGGCCACTGGGCGGCTGTTCGTAGGATTGGTCAGTCATTTGATACACCAACGCAGTGTCTGATCCACGGTCAGTATGCACCATGACCGAAAAACGAGTGTAGTGATAAGGATAGCCTTCCAGTTGGTCCAGAGCCGCCAGGTTGTCTTCTGTGATTTCCCACAGCACACCATCACAATAGTTTTCTATCGCAGGCTCAATGTCTGCAAAATGGCGGAATACTAAAGCATAGCCTTCAATCCATGCTGGACCCAGACAAACAGCACCCGGGCATCGGGCAGCCATTTGATCCAAGTTAGTGTTCATACCATAAGCAAAATATTTCATCAATTTATGTCAACTGAGCGACCCAAAGTAAATTAAACACACCAAGCAATACACCGGTGACTGCAAACCAAAAGTCTCTGCGATCTCCCGACACACGGTATTTTGCATACAACTCACCGGCTGCAAACATCATGACTGCACCAACGAACAAATACAATAATATCATATTTTTTCTCCTGCTTCAAAATCTCTAAAACGCAAAAACCTTGGGAATCTCAGGCTGTATGATCCGTCTTGGTTTTGCGTAACTGCATCAGCCTGGATCTCAACCAAATGACCAAGAAGAAGATCCCGGCTACGCCAATACTCATTCCTGTCGCCATCAGACAGGCCACTACCAACATTAACACAGATATGTCTTCCATTGTCATCTCCTTCACATATTATAGCACCCAACCGGTCAGCATTGCGACCAGTACCTTGTTCGAAACCCACAATTTTCAAATCAACTGTGATTGTGGGTTTCCATTTCATCCAGTAATCGGTGCGTTTGCACAGGTACGGGGCGTCCATGCTTTTGATCATGATGCCTTCAAAACCACCTTCCACGGCAGCTTCGGCATAGCGTTGCATGATGTCATGTCCTTCGGCTGTGTCCAAGTCCACATCCAGGCCGTTCATGATCTGGATAGGACCATCTTCGGGCAGTTTCACTCGAGCACGTTCCAAGGACTCGATTCGTTTGTGTTGTTGTGCGTTGAAGTGACCTTCTTGGAATGCAGCCAAGGGCAACATGTCAAAGATATGATAGGTCATGCCTGTGGTCACTGCATTGCTTTTGCGATGTGCTTGCTTCATCAACTTCTGAAAACTCTCGCCCACAATCTCGCCATCCAGCACTACACGTTGATGCACCCTGTGACCGCCGCCGTCGCCCAGCATGAACTTGGTGCTGTGTTGCTTGATGGCCTCTTCAATTTCAGGAAAATTTTCAAACACCTTGCCATTGCGGCTGTACAGTGTGACATCGCCATCTTCAATCACTGCCAACACACGCACACCGTCCAGTTTGCACTCCAGGCGTTTGATGCCTTTTAACTTCTTGGGCTGGTCTGTGCTGTCTTGTGCCAGTTGGCAAGTAAACACAGGAATTTTCCACTCTGTCTTGCCCAACACCTTGTTAAGTGTTTTCTCTGAAATGCCGCATCGCAGGTCTTTGGTAATAACACGTCTACAAAGATTGTTCCACTCTAGGCTATCAAAACGTTTCATTGTTTCCAGGATAGCATCTCTAGCGCGATGTCCAGAGAATGATCGTGTGCGCAGGCCTTCCAGCAAGCCCCAGAACACAGGCCAGGGATTTTCAGCATGTTCAATGCCTTCGCTCTCGGGCACTTGTTTCACATGGAATGTATAGTAAGGATTGTATGCTTGGTAGCAGTTGAACAAAAAACACTGAGCGTTGGCACTGCCCAACTTTGAGGCCATCAAGGCTTTTTCAATCACTCGTTCTTTGTGCAAGCGACTGTCAGATGCTTCAAGGTCCCTTATCCAATCGGCTGCCACAGTGATACCGTTGAATTGTTTGTGTGAGAAGTCAATGTCATTCATATATTTACAGTGTTACCATGATGAGTTATAGAATACTTTCAAACCCAAGAACATTTCTGCACGGGCTTCTTGGATAAATTTCAAGTCATCGTTGTAATAGTGTGTGTCGGCGTCACTACCAAAAAAGAATCCTGACGTTGCCGGAAGTTCACGTGCTTTTACTACTGCTTCTAGTTCATCCAAGTCCTCGGCGGTGAGCTCTAGTTCAATGCCATTGAAGTTGTCTGCTTCACGTAGTTGATTACCTTCCCGTGTCAACCACAAACGAGCCATCCAGCCATGCAGGTTGGGATGTTTGCGCCAGTAACAAATTTGGCGTGGCCGATTGACATTGGGGTTTACAAATTCGCCAGCGTCTGCATCATACTCGGCACCTTCGTAAAATTCATCTTGCTGGCCTGCTCGAGCAGCCACGTATGCGTACATGTCAAGTCCCATGTTTTTCTCCGTTAATCAAGTGGTACATTTTTCATTGGCTCAGTGCCATTCCAGTGTGCCTGTGTGACACACACGCCTTGGTACTGTACACCCATTGGGTGCTCACCTTTTTTGGGCAGTGTTTTGATTGCTCGTTCGCATGCAATTTTGGTGGGCATGGTCACAGGCACTTTGTCCATGAAGTTGCCGCCGGGGCTGATAAAGGCCACAAGTAAAATCCATTCATTCATTATGCGGCCTCCAACATGTTGGCAGGAACTTTCCACAGTGTGGCACCGTCTTTGACTGTGACATACTTGATGGCAACCTTTGTGACTGTGCCCTTTACTGTGACACCACGTTTGGTGCTGTGAAACTTCACTGTGTCACCTTTGGTAAACTCACGAATTTTTACTGCACGAAGTTGAGCACGAGCATACTGTACAGCACTGGTAATTGAGTCCAGCTGTTCGTTTGAGAAATTGCTAAACATGATCGAAGTGTTAACTTCTTGGATTGTTGCGTATGTCATTTCAGGCTCCTTTTGTTACAATATGTCCATATTATAGCATTTTGGCAATTATTGGTCAACCGCCAAAATTGTAATACTCAAGTATTACATTGCCCAGAATGATTCTGAGCTGGGCGAGCAGAAGTACGGTGTGTCATAACGTTCCTGGTATGTCTTACCAGTCATCATGTTGCGTTTGGTAACCCAAGTCTCATGGGGTTCCACAATAAAACCCAATTTAGTTTTGGATTCAATCACAGCCCGGATATAGGCTCTGGTTACAGGAGCAAATTCTTCTTTTGCAACAAGACGCTTACCGCCTTTGACACGTTTGTCAGATTTGTACAGTTCCAATGTGTATTCAACTAGTGCAGTCATCTTGGCTCCTTTTTGCTACTCTATGTCAATATTATAGCAAATTGGGAATTATTGGTCAAGTAGCAAAAAAGTATTACTTTTTAGGTTTGCACTTGTGCTCGGGCTTCTGCGGGTGTGTATTCACTGCTACTCAGCGTGGCCTGTGGTGGCACAGCATTGGGCAAACTGGGCACTGCATTGTCAATTTTCAAGTTCACTGCATTGATACCTGCGGTGTTGCGTCCCTCGCGTAGCGCACCCACCATGGCCTGACCATACTGATTGGCAGTGTTGGCAACGCTTTCCAAGAACTGTGCTGCCATACCTGTTTGTGTTTCTTGACCATAACCGGCCAAGGAAGGAATAAAAGCAGTGATAGGCAATTCAGCACCAGCAGTCATTGTGGCATAGTTGATGCTGGCTTTGGCTTGAAATGCTGCTTCGTTGGCGCTGTGCGAGGTCATAGTGTACCATGCAGTGTTCAAACTGGCAGTGGTTGTGGCACCCATGGCAGTGATGGCTGCACCAACGGCTGCATTGGCTGCTGTGACCAAGGCAGCCAAGGCATCATCATATGTGGCATACACTCCTGCAGCCGGTCCACTGGGTATTGTGATAGTAGGCGGCACACCAAACACACTTGTGACCAGGCTGACCATTTGTGAGTATATGGTGCTGAGTGCGCTGAGATTTCCAGCAGTGAATTGAGCAGAAATGGTCGAAGTCACTGTGGGCAAATACTCATTGTAAGGGAATCCAATTGTTGAGCCAAAAAAGTCTGTGGTCAGATACGTGCCATTGGGACCTGATCCTTTGGCCAAATAATTAAAATAAAATGTAGGCACTGCTGCCGGTACAGGTGTTGTTGACGGTCCATTGATTAGATCAAGTCCCTTGAGTGTGCTCAACTTCTTTGTATAAGCTGCTGTTTCGGCCGCTGTTTGTGTGAGTGTGGTCATTGTAGTATCGCCGCTAGTTGTTGTGTGGTAGTGCCACCTATGCCTTTGACCTGTTGATAGGCAATTTGCAGTGCGCGGTTGGCCTGTGCCTGTGCTGGCGGAACTATCTTGGCCAAATCATCACAGCCCTTGGGACTCACTGTGCCAGAATTCAATATGGGTTCAATCGCACTGTTGACACTGCCATCGGTATTGTAGATCAACACAGGCCCATCAGGGGTGGGCAATGTCAAACTGCTAAAACTTGTGGGGTACAGTTTTACAGGATTCAGCAGATCTGCCATGGTCACAATGTTGGGTGTGCTACAATCCAAAATTTCCAACACTTCGGTCAAACAATCACCAGTGACATTGACCAAGGCTGGGTAGGCTGCTTTTTGCAGTACATCAAATTGATTTGCAGTTAGTCCATTGGGGTTGAACAAACTTTGCACATTGTTGTTCACAAGATCGGCAATGTTTCGATCTGACAGTCCTTGTGCTTGCAATGCCGTGGTCACACACGGTGTAGATCCATTGATCATGTTGCCAGCCTCGGCAAGATTTTGCAGCAAACTGGCTGGTGTTCCAATTTGATCCGCTCGTGCAAATTTTACAGCACCACCAATGTTGGCCAGATCGGCACCAAACGCCGGAAAGGCCAAGTTAACTTTGCCTAAGTCACCAGATATCAAGTTGTCCATACCAGAGTAAGTAGGACCAAGGAAATCATCGCTGTTGACATTGACTGCACTGTTGATGATACCATTGGTAAGACTGATATAACCTTGTGCCGCACCAAAAGCCATTGCAAATTTTCCAAAGTCACCGCCGCCTAGATAGGTACTGGCTGCTGTGGTTATGCTAGAGGCATAACCAGCATTGCCCACAGTCCATGAAACATTGCTGGGCACACTGTCGCCCAGGGCTGGACAATAACTACCTGATACACTTGCACCAATTGCTTTGAGGCTGGCCAACGTACCAGCACTGATGTTAAGACTGACATTGCCGGACGCTTGTCCAATGGTGTAGATCAAACTGGCTATGGGTGTTAAGGCATTGTAAGCAGCCACATTGTTGGCCAGTTGTGTGTTGGCCGTAATAACATTGCCTGAGTACATGCCCACGCCGGCCCACAGTTGTAGTGGCGTTGCAATTGAGTCAGCCATTATGCTGCCCTCACGGAAGCAGATCCTGCTGTGCGTGGATGTCCACAGGTGTCACTATCACCATCGCGGATCACAGAGCGGTTGCCAGCACGCACTGAGCCGGACCCCCCGGTGGTGATTGCACTACAATGTATGCCACATCCATCTTGTCCACAACAGGGATGTGGTGTTACTGATATGCCAGGCACAACAATGGGACGACCGTTTACTCGCACAGATGCCACTCCTGAGGTGTTGATGCCTCCTGAACTGTTTGGATCACCTTGTCGTTGTACTGCTGGCATGTTATCCCATTAAGATTTTACTGCGCACAGGCTTGATGCCTGTTGTGGCTTCCAAATAACTGTCCCCAACGTCTTCACGCACAGGAGCGATCATGGCCACGCTAGATATATTTACCGTGACTTCTGCCTCAGGATCTGCGGTGAACAATGAGTTCATCAATTGTATGCCCTGCTGTCCGGGCACCACTGCCACAGGTTTGCTGATGGTGTAAGTACTGCTGTCTAATGCTGTGATTTTTGCCACAATTTCTTCACCATAGCCCATGCGCATGGTGTATGTTTTTCCTATTTCGACGCTCATTCTAGTTCCTTTTTAACTATTGCCAACTGATAATTTACCAGGCCCAACTTGAGCCTGTGATAAAACATATTCACAAAGGCATCAATACTTTGCTTACAACGACCCAGGTAATGTTGGTCATCTTCCCAGAGATAGTCATCAAACAACATCACGCCACCTGGGCGCAACAATCCAAAGCACATCACAGCATCAGCCAAGGCATCATCTGCATTGTGACTGCCATCAACATAGACGAAGTCGTATTGACGTTGATCCACAATCAGTTGTGCCAGTGCAGGAAAACTCATGTTGGCATGGACTTCTAATTTTTGTTCTGGCTTCTTGACTTCTGCTGTGTTGGCACGGAAGATTTGTTCGATTGAACGATCCTCAGGTATTGAATCACTACTGAATGCTGTGACAGGGCGATCAGCAAATGGATCTATACAGGTAATTGTGCCTGTGTCTGACAGCATGTTTTCCAACATCCAGCAGGTGCTACGACCTTCATGGCTGCCTATTTCTAATATGCTATCAACTGTTTTTTGTTTTTGTAAGTAGTTGGTGATATAATCAAAATTGACCAGTGCATTGCTGAACCAGTCAGATGAGAATTGTGGCATTACATCAACCTTTGACGCAGTTCCTGAAATCCGCCCACATACTCTTTATCCAAGAAGATTTGTGGCACTGATCTAGCAGTGGGTACTGACTCTAATAATTGTTCACGTGTCCAGTCTTGACTGATGTTGCGCACTTCATATTCGATGCCTTTCATTTCCAACAGGCTTTTGGCTTGTTCGCAGAAGGCGCATTGGTCCTTGGACCATACTATTGCTTTCATATTATTTTCCTTTTGGGCTCTACTTTAATAATGCATGGTGAATCAATACGATCCGACATGGCTTTGACACCATCTGCCCAGGCATGCATCTTAACTGACAACCAGTCTAAAAATTGCACTCGCAAGCAGCGATTCTTTTCTTCAATCCGTTCAAACTTGCTCATCACGTTGCGAATATTCTGGAAGTCTTCAGAATCTCGTATTGCAGGATTAGGTTTATACATATTTTTCCTTTTATAAATCTGGTAATTCGTCGTAGTCAAGAGAGTCTGACATAACTCCCAAAACATAATTGGTACTCTCATTTTCTTGCAAGGCCGTCTGCTTTTTGCTGGTGTCCACATGCTTCATGAACCAAGGAATGGGTGTGCTACGTGGTGCAGGTTCCAGATACTTGATACCAATCTCTTTGAGTGCGCCCACTGCTGTGTAGTCCACAAAGTCTTTGAGAATGTTGGCGTTGAGTCCAATCACCGGACCTAGCTTGAACAAGTAGTCGGCCCAGGCCTTTTCTTCGCGAATCACATCCAGGTACAACTGATACACTTCGGCTTCACATTCTGCCTTGGCAGCAGCAAAGCGAGGATCTTCTTTCACAACCTGATTGATAATCCAAGCAGTCCAGTCCTTGTGCAGGATTTCATCTTGCAGGATCAGGCTAATGATGTTGCCGTTGCCAATAAAGATACGGTTCTCAACCATGGCCAGACTAGTGGCAAAGCTGACCATGAAGCGGAATGCTTCTAGTGCATAGCTGGCGTTGAGTGCCAACCAGATAGCCTTGATATGTTCTTGTTCAAGAACCATACCTGTCATTTCACTGCTGAGTTCTTTATGGCAATTTATTCTGTGCAATTCATCGTAGTACTTGCCCACACTTGACGCCATGTCCACAATCTCTTTGGTGTCGTGAATGGTGTTGAACACTTCCTTGGGCACGTTGTAGATGTTGCGAATGATGTGACTGTAACTTCTACTGTGAATGTTGGTTTCGAAGAAACTCCAGTTGTACATCAAGGCTTCCAGTTCAGGTATGCTCACAACAGGAGTAAACACCTGTGCAGGACCACGACCTTGCAAACTATCCAAGGCTGTTTGACGCAACAGATTTGATGTAAAGATATGTTTCACAGTGTCACTGGCTTCCTTGAAGTCATTGGCATCTTTGGTCAAGGACACTTCTTCGGGAATCCAAAAGAAGCCACGTGCCTCTTGTTCAAACTTCACAAGTTTGTTGTACTTGACTTCTTCAAAGCGTTGAATTGTAACAGGGCCTGCTGGGTCCAAGAACATCTTGCGACTTAAATAGTCTGTTTTTGTTGATAGGTTGTATTGTGCTTGGCTCATAATTTGCAACTTTCACAGTCTTCTACATCATCAAAGTCAATCACTTCCAAGGGTGCTTCTTCCTTGGCAGCTTTAGCACCTTGCTTGTTGATTAGACTGTAGTAAAATGTCTTGATACCCCAGTGATGTGCTTGCATTAGATTTTTAGCAATCAATGTGGTAGGTACTTTGCGGTCTGCAAAGTGTGCAGGATTGTAAAATGTGTTGGTGCTGATTGACTGATCAATGTATGCTGCTAGTACTGCGGCAGTTTTTAAATAGCCCACACAATCTTTTTGCGCCCACATCATTTGATATTTGTTTTTGAGTCTATGGTACTCAGGTACAACTTGTGTCAAACTACCTGCTTTTGATTCTTTGACTGAGATCAAACTCATGGGCATTTCAATGCCATTGGTTGAGTTGATAACAACTGAGCTAGACTCCACAGGCGCCACTGCCATCAAGGTGGCGTTGCGCACACCGTATGCTCGCATGTTGCCACGCAGGGTGTTCCAGTCTAGCGCAGGATCAGGTGTGAAGTCGGTGAGTTCGTTGACACCTTTGGCTCTACGTTCCCAGGGAAACTCTCCACGACCATACCGTGTCTTGTCGCTATCCTTGCAACGACCACGTTCTCGGGCCAGTTCTACAGTGGCTTCGGTCAAGTAGTAGGCTTGATGTTCCATCCATGACTTAACTTCTGCCAAGGCATCCTTTTCGCCATACTCTAGTCCACGTTTGGCGTGCCAGTAAGCCAGATTTGTAATACCAATGCCTAAGGGCTGGATTTCATCATTGCTGAGTTGACTTTGAATACTCAAGAAGTCTTGGTAGTCCAAGATGTTGCAAAGGCTGCGTTGAAGTACACGACAGGCTCTGCGCATGTCTTCAGGATGGCGGAACGCACCCCAGTTGATCGAACCCAAGGTACACAGCGCAATACGACCTTCCTCATCGTCCAGACGTTTGAATGGCTTGGTGGGCAACAGGATTTCACAGCAGAGATTGCTTTGGTAAATGGTATGGTACTCAGGATCAAATGGTCCTTGGTCCATGACATTGTCAATGAACACTAGATAGATACGTCCAGTATCGGTTCGTTCCTTGAGAATACCACTTTTGAAAACTTCCTCCGCAGCCATCGTTTTCTTACGGAGGCCGGGCGTTTTTTCATATTTGATATAAAGTTCTTCAAAGCGAGCGGTGTCTTGATAAAATGCTTCATAAAGGTCAGGTACTTGATTGGGGTCAAAGAATGTGATGTTTTCTTTGTTCTTGAATCGTCTCCAAAAGAATGCACTCAGCACAACACCATAATCCATGTGTCGCACACGAGTTTCTTCTGTGCCTTGATTGTTTTTCAGCACAATGAGATCATCAAACTGCAGATGCCAAATGGGATAGAACACCGTGGCTGACGCATTGCGGATACCACCTTGACTGCAACTGCGTAAGTCGCCAAACCATTTCTTAAGGAAAGGTATCATGCCGGTGTGCATGATTTCGCCACCGCGAATTGGTGAACCCAATGGGCGTAGTCGCCCAATCTCTAGGCCAATGCCAGCACGTTTGCTGGCATACTTGGCCATCATCTCACCGCTGGCAAATATACTATCCAAGTCATCGTCTGATCTAATAAGAACACAACTGCTAAACTGCTTAGTAGGAGTACCAAGCCCAGCCAGCACAGGTGTGGCCAGAGTGAAGAGTCCGTCGCTGGCTGCTGTGTAGTATTCTTTGATATAGCGCATGCGAGCTGTGTTAGGCTCTTCTTTATGGAATACAGTGGCAGCAGCCACCATGTATCTAACTTGCGGAGTTTCATATGTTTGTCCTGTGCTACGATTCTTTACTAGATATTTTTCGATCAGTTGTTCTACTGCGGCATAACTGTATGATTCATCTTTGGCATGATCAATCATGTCATGCATACGGTTCCAGTCGTCCTCTGAGTACCATTCTAGGAGTTCGGGAGTGTACAGGCCAGTGGCCACGTTGGTCTTCACGATCTCATACAAGTGGGGAGGATCGTAGGAACCGTATACATCTTTGCGTAGCATGCTGAGTCGTTGCTTGCCTGCCACGTACTGATAGTTGGTGTGCCCAACATCAGGGTTGGACTCCACGTCAATTAGATCCACAATGGCACGTAAGGTGATACCGTCAATTTCTTTGGTGGTAATACCGTCATAAAAGTGCAACTGTGCTTTGATCTCTACCATGCTTTGGCTAACGTCTGCTATGCCTGCACATACTTTGGCAATTTGGGTTTGCCATTTTTCCAAGGCGAGCGGTTCTCTATGCCCACTGCGCTTTACAACTGTGATGCTTTTCATTTTATCCTAACGAATTTTTTGTTTTACTTGTTCTTGACTGACTTGCCGCCGGGGTTTTGACCGCCCCAGGCTGATATTTACGACTTGATCAGGATCCCAATTCAGTATATATTTCTCTTTGTTGACCAGGACTAAATTGTCGCTTTGATACTCAATCATCTGGCAATCTTGCAGGTCTTCACGGTCTAACATAGCTATAGTATACATGATTCCCAAGCCTCTTGCAACCGGACAGTACTGGTTATCACTCAACAACTGCCAAGGATCGGGCCAATCCTGTTGGTCATCCCAGTGCAAATGATAGGCGGTCCAAGGAGTTTGGAACCACCAAGAATTGATTTTGATCAAAGCAGGCTCTGAGTCCAGTTGACAACATTGCTGTCTTAACTGTGCCCAACTCTCCAGCCGCTCACTGAAGTCTCTAGGCCACATTGTTTTTAATAGCTACGGCCCAGGTGTGTCAGACTGTAATACATAGTACCAGCGGCCCTGCCGGAATCAGACGCATAAGAAACTGTGACTGTTCCACCAACATCTGTGACATTGAGTGTGACACCGGTAGTGGAATTTTCCACATAGTCATCAGTGTAACTAAGTCCATCACCAGCTGAGTCATCAGCATCATTGGCAATGGTCATGGTGCCGGTTCTAGCACTGGTTTCCACAATTATAGTATAATCCATTTTGAATGCTTTGATAAATGTAGTGCTCACTGTGAACAATGTGGTATTGGTGGCACCGGCTGTGATTGTGGCCTGTTGTCCAGTTTCTCTAATGAAACTGCCCATTTGTATCTGAGCTGCACTGTCTATGCCTATGCTGGCAGGTATGGTGGCAGTGGCAGTGGCATAGATTTTGATTCTAGGATAGGTGCTGCTGTAGGCAGTGGTACGCTGAAACATATCGCCAATGCTGACATTGTTGATGGCATCAATTGTGATCACAGGTGCTGCAGGACTGGTGGTGCTGTTGAAGTGGTTGCCCACATCATAAAAGATGTTGTATCCCGAAGCGTTCAAACTCACACCATTGATGTAGATACCTTCTTCATAGATATCGTCAAACACATTGTGCATCACACGCACACCAGTGGCTCCACCGTTGACCGGTGTCACACCACCCAAGATCACACCTTGATACAAGGTATCAAATTGTCCATTACTGATCACTGCACCGTTGATTTGTTGTGCTGTGTTGACGGCATAGGTAAAGCCTGAAAATCTACAATTGTCAAACACAATTTGTGAGCAGGGCAAACTAGAAGTGCTGCTCCAGTCAATGGCCTTGGTATTGTCAATTGCGGTTGTGAGGTCAGCAGTGGTCAATGGCCCAAACACATCAACATTGTTGAACGAGCAGTTCTTGGCTTTCTCAATCAAGATACCTGTGTTGAGTTGGTTGGTTTCAAAAGCCATGCCTGTAACTTCAATATTTTGTGGTGCTGTGAGAATGTTGACTCCAGTGTTACCTTGTGCATCAGCAGTTTGTGCAATATAACTAGGCAATGCTTCCGCTGCCCAGTAAAGAGTCAATGCTGGCGGAAATCCGACCAGCCCCACAGGTACTGGTGCTATGCTGCGATAGTACAGGCCATTTGTCACATAATATACCAGCACTCCTTGAGCATAGGCAGTATTGGCTGCCCAGTTTTGTACGTTGAAACTGATTATGCTACTGTTGGCCCCTTCACCATACAGCCTGGCAAAACTAGGTATTACAACACTGTCTGTAACAATGTAGGTGCCAGCAGGGAAAAACAAACTTCTACGCACCTGTGTGTTGTTTTGCACACAATACAGTTGGAACAACGCACGATTGATAGCGTCAGTGTCGTCGGTGGATCCATCGCCCACGGCACCAAAATCTGTGACCACAGCATAACTGTCCAGCCTGCTTTGTATGCTTTGTGAAATAGGTGTGCTGGGTGTGGCACCAGTTTGTACGGTGTATCCGGCTGCTTCACCTTGGTAGGTGTACTGGTCAGCAAAACCTAATATATCTGAATATTCTGTGAGAATTTCAGTGTTGCCCACTGCAGGAGCACCTTCTTCCAGTGTGCCGTTGCCAATGAACAGTCTACGGTCATCCACTGCCCAGCCCAGTTCAGCACCAGCCAAGGGTTGGGGTAAATCTACTTGCAAACCCTTGCGGGCGGTGATTCGTGATATTTGTACAATTGCCACAGTGTGATTCCTTCGGGTATCACATATTTAGCAAGTAATACTGTTCAACCTTTTTCCACCATAGGTCCCGGTACCGGTCAAACTCGCTGCCTTCCAGCACAAATTCTTGGTATTCGGGCTGTGTGAGCATGTTCATTTGTTCGTCTAGCTGAGGTTTCACACACATCAAAACTACACCTTTTCGGATTTTTGTGCCGTGCAATTCGTTGTGTGCTTCTGCGTAGGCGCACAACTGCACAAAGTAATCGTCAATCCATTCACGCTTTTTGGGCTTGTTGGTTTGTTTGTAGTCCAAGATGGTTTCTTCATTCAAGTGTATACCCGCACCATCTGTAGTACCTGCATACACCTGGGGGAAATACAGCGGAACTTCGATGCCCCAGAATTCACTTACATTCTTTAGGCCGTGTTCTACAACTTTGTGTGCCATGGCATGGCTTGCCCAGGAGAATGGATTTGTGCCACGGTCTTTGATCACCCCATCTCGAACATACTGTTCAAGGTAAGTGTGCATGCGGGTGCCACGGTTAGCTGCTTCTGTTGTGATGGCTTGTGCTTGTTCCGTACCTACCCTGGCTCGCCAGTTTTGCAAGGCCCGTTTGCTTTCCTCGCTTTTGGTTTTGTCAAGTATGGTTGTTACACTGGGTAACTTGTTGCCATCGGGTGTGGAATAATATCTCTTGCCTTCGATGGTCACACGAGGAACTGGTTGGTAATCAAATCGGGGGTTTAACAAATTAAACTCTAAAACTTTCTCCGCAACCACAGCGGTCACGTTCATTGGGGTTGGTGAATTCAAAGCCTTCATTAAGGCCTTGGCGTACATAGTCTACTTGTGTGCCCGACAAATACACATCATGTTTTTTGTCAACCAGCACACAGAAATTGTTCTGAGCATAATTTATAGTGCTGGGGTCGGGCTCATATTGTTTTACATATTCTAGCACATAAGCAAGCCCTGAGCAACCTGTGGTTTTTACTGCCAGGCGTATGCCAGCATAGCCTTTGAGTTCAACTAGTTTTTGTACTTTGTTTTTAGCAGTGTCAGTGAGTGAGATCATGCTTTTTACGATAGTCCTCTACGGCTGCTCGTATTGCATCTTCAGCAAGAATAGAACAATGAATCTTGACTGGTGGCAATGCGAGTTCCTGAGCAATCTCTGAATTTTTAAGAGATGCCGCTTGGTCAAGCGTTCGTCCTTTAACCCACTCGGTAACAAGAGAGGATGAGGCAATCGCACTGCCGCATCCGTATGTTTTGAACCTGGCATCTGTTATAATTCCATCTTGAACTTTGATTTGCAATTTCATCACATCACCACAAGCAGGTGCTCCTACCATGCCTGTGCCAATGCTATCGTCTATTTCAAACTTGCCCACATTACGTGGATTTTCATAGTGATCAATTACTTTTTCTGAATAGGCCATGTGATATTCCTTCGCTGATTATAGCGTATTTACTGATGTTTGTCAATTAGATTGGTTACAAGCCGCGGTCTTTGGCAGCAGCTGATTTGGCTGAGGCAGCCACAATGTCTTGTGCTTTGTTTACTGGCATTTTGGTGGGTCCTTCAGGTGCTGAACCTTTGTATCGGATTATTCGGGGATTTTGGGAATCCATGGGTTCCAGCACACTGTCCAAAGGAGGCTGACTCACAATGCTCACAATGTTTTTTTCATTAACTGGAAATCCTAAACTACGAGCAGCAGAAATAAATGCATCGGTGCTGATCTGTTTTTGTGCGTTTTCGTCATCGGCCCGGCCAGAAAGAAAGTTCACTAGACCCAATAATTTTTTTGGATCTGGTGCACCCCCGGATTCGACTTCGTCGATTCTCATTATCTACGTGCTCGGCCCAGTGCGGCTCCTGCTGGTGCAGGTTCTTCAGCATCCATTTCAGCACCTATATCTGCACCTATATCTGCACCCATCTCAGCACCAGGCATTGGTGGAGGTACTGCGCCTGGCATGCCACTGGCAGCCATGCTGGTGTCTAGTGCAGCTGGTTGTCCTGTGACCACACCCAGTGCGGTTTCCAGTTGTTGTTTGGCACCTTGTAAGTTTTGCACAAGACCTTGTAATGCACCAGTGACATCACTGTTGAATTGTGTGGCTTGTTCCATGCCAATTTGATTGCGGATTGAATCTACTAGAGCAGGCAGTTCTTTGAATTGCATCTCTGTGGTGTCTTCCAACATTGATTGCATTTTGTCTACCATGTCTTGTGCAGCCAACACAACTTGTGCTTGCTGAACTTCAGATTCTTTCAACATGCTGTAGGCTCTACGCAAACGGCTTTCGGCAGTCATCAACGCAGCACCAGCAACCATTTTTTGTTCGTCAGGTGTGAGATTTTGGCCAGTTGTACTTTTCTTTATTGCTGCTGCCAATTTGGGATCCTTGACATCCACTGCGGGCTTAACACTGGATGTCGTAGCAGCGGTAGTAGGGGCACTGCTAGAAGTAGTAGGCTGTATGGGAACTTGTTCTTCCCGGATGCGACTGGTCAATGCTTGTTCCATCATCACAAGTTTCAAGTAAGCAGGGTTGCGCTCACTGGTATGACGGCTGGGGCTACGCTGATGTTCAGCAATCACACCACGCACACGTTTGAGCATGGTATGTGCTTCTCGCATTGTGAGTCGGTTCACAGGCATCTTGGTACCAAAGTAACTTTCAAATACTTGGGCTACTTGGCGGCTCTTTTTTGGTGTGGCCAGTTCGGTTAATTTCATTTGGCAAATCCTCTTAGTTGTAGATATTTAGCCGAATTTAAACATTTTTCAAGTTCTTGATTCAGCAGTGTAAGGTTCTCAATTTTGGGTGCAAGTTTGGTGCGCACTATTTCACGGAACTCAGGGCGTGTACTGTGTTCTGCTTGTCCACTACGGCAGTGGATGTCAGACGTAAGTGATTGTTTTTTGTTGTCTAGTATACGGATGTTTTGTGCTAATTTATATTGTTGCAAGTGATCTGCCACGCACCATGACATAGCAGTCTTTTTACTGCTGAACATGCTCACAAGATCATCACTGTGATACACAGCAAAGCCTGCAGACTCAGGTTTTAAATGATAACGTCCAAATGCCACATAGCCACCATGTTCATCGTCAATGATGAGTTCAGTGTACACACGTTTGAGTTCACGCTCGGCAAAGCGTTCTAATTTTTGTTCACGGGTCATAGTGTTCGAATGTAGTGAGCTGTGAGCCATCCTACCACAGCCAACAGTGTGCCGATGATGCCAATGCCCCAGGCAATAATTTGATCGTTGCGTTTTTCGCCCATTCGGCGCACAATGTCATGCACTTCTGACACCATGCTTTTGACTTCAGAGATTTCATTTTCCACTGTTTCTATCTTGAGTTCCAGCATACGGTAACGTTCTGCACACAGCTCAACGTGGGCTTCGAGACTTTTCTTTTCAATGTCAGTGGTATCAACCATGGTCAGGCTCCAATGGCGTATTTATGGCGCTGAACCAAATGTTTTGATTGGTTCCTTGAGCATGCAAGGTAGCGGTGACTGCTTCTGCTTCGTCTAGGCCTGTGACCATGGGCACACCTTCACAATCACCAACAAGTCCATCTAACTCATCACTGCCAAAGTTGCTGCCAAGCACACCTTCAGATTCAACATCAAATTCAAAATGCCAGCCATCAGTGTGTTTTGTAGGTGGCACAACATTCATGGGCTGTGTTCGCAGGCTCATTATTTGCAACAAACTCTCCCAGTTGCGTTGCTGATTACGGCTGCGGTTCCATTGTTCGGCGGTATCGATCACCAGGCCTGTCTTTGTGGTAAATGGTAACTGCTGTGGGCGGAGATGTCCTGTGACACCAGTAAAGGTACAATCAAAAAGGGTGCGGCACAAGACTTTCATTATGTGCATATTTAACGCCAAAAGGAAACCCTGGATTTTTTACGTCCAGGGTTTGGTTGAGACCGAACTGATTACAGGTTAGTGAATGTTGCGCTGGCAGCAACGTTGGCAGTTGGAATACCAATGTTCAAGCCGCCTGTGGCGTTGGCTGTTTGAGCAGCAGCAACCAACTGAGCAGTTGTGTAACCACCAGCTGGGTAGATAGCCAAGTTGATAGTACCGGCTGTGGCACCTGCTTGATAGAAAGCAACTGTACCGCCAGGAACTGTCAAGCCAGCACCTGATTGAACTGCTTGCAACACATTGTTCAAGTAACCGTTGACGTTACCAGCATTGGTAAGTGCAGCGTTTGCTGTGAGTGTGAAGAATTGTAGTTGTGGGCCAGACAACATCACTGGGCCTTGGGCCGCAACGTTTGCTGTTCCAGAGATTGAACCGTTGGCCACGTCCAGTGCAAATACTGGTTGTGTGGTTCCGTTTGTTTTTGTAAACTGTGCCATGATAAATTTCCTTTAAAGTTAAGTGGTCTCAGTGGACCTGCTTTTATTTATACAATCGGTAAAAATTATGCCTGTTGTGGATTGTTTCTAGCCGCATTTCTTGCTGTAAAGTCAAATCTATTTACCGCTTTGCTGTAGCCTGCAGGGGTGGCCATGACCCAACCTTCGTGTCCAGGATCTTTCAAATCCAGTTGACGCAGTACATCCAACTTCAAGTCGTGCAACAACAAAAACAAGGTAAATGCCGCTGCCAAGCCTTCTGTGTTTGAAGTAGGGCTCTGTAGGTATTCCACAATGTTGGCAAATTTGCGTGGAGTTACCTTGGTCTGCAGCCAGTCACCAAACCCTGACAGCAAGTTGTCAAAGTTGCCCCCAGGTTGTTTGATTCTGAAGTTGATGTAGTCCACACACAGTTTTGCTAGATCTGTGAGTTGTTGTCTTTTTAGTTCAGCAGGGTTGAACAAGATGTCAATTGCAGCACCTTTGTCTCGCACCAGTGCTTTGATTTGTTTTGCAAGATCTGTGTTTGGCACCATTTCTTTGGCAAAGATAGGCTCAATCAACAACAGGCCCGGAACGTCGTTGAACTTCACTCGCCGCAATGGTTGCTTGGGGTCACCTGCATCAGAGTACATGGTGTGCATGGCAATGCCAATTTCGCTGTTGCCAATGCGTTGACCCAGTGAGCTTTTTGCAGGAATGCGATATTGCACTGTGTTGGGTTTGAACACATAGTTGCCGGCTTCTAGTGGAGGTGTGGTCTGATACAACAAATCACCTTGTACATAACCACGAAAGTTGGCAGGCAATGCTGCTTCTAGTACAGGAAACAATCTAGCGTAAGTTTGTATCAGCGCAGATCTATCCCCTGTTCGTGTGTTTTGTATATCAGCCATCATTCGGGGACTTGTGGCCAGGCCGTCATAGCCCTTGGCTTCAAACCCAGATCCATCTGTGAGCACAAACTCACCGGTGTCAGGTTTGCGACCAAAGTACACAGCAGGCATGCCGTCCCATTTCACACTGGTTGTGGTTCCTGGACTGGCAGCAGCCTGGTCAAGAATGCTCAATGCTTCTGCAGCACCACGTGATCCTTTGCGAAACACCAGATCTTCCAGGTGTTCAATGCCCTTGGCTCTACCACCCACATTGCCTTCGTCGGCTTCATAAATTTGATAGGGATTGGCTGCTTCACGTTCTACCAAGGGCTGCATGCCTTGGTTCACAATTCTATCACGCAGTCGTGCCAAGAAGTAAGTGTCTGCATCTTCTGTCACCGCATCAGGTTGTTGTAGACCTTCTTTGGTCAAGTACTCACGGAAGTCTTTGATCTTGGCTTCTCGGTCTTTGTCCTTGGCCAAGGCAGCAAATATAGTTTCCACTGTGCTGAGATTGTCTCTTGTGGCTCGTGATCCAAGAATCATACGTGCTGCTTCGTCAGGATCCATGGTCAACAATTCATTGCTGGTTCTACTGAACATGCCATTGGCACCCAGTTTGAGTCCGTAGTGTTTGGCAATACTGCTCATCAACACAGCACGGTTCATGCCTTTGTATGCTGACCCTGCGCCTTGATTGTAGTAGAATGTGCCCCAGTCCAAGTTGGGAAAGAACATGAAGTCTGTTTGTACATAGCCCAAGTCAGGACGTCCTTGTATGGGTGTGCGCAGGTGTACTTCTCCGCCCTTTTTGATCCACTCTGCTGGAGGCAGTTTGTGGCTCACAATCCATTGTGTTAGTTTGGCGGCCAATTGCTCTTTTGATACTTGGTTGGCATCCACTGCCAAGTCCATGTCTCCTGATGTAGGCGCTTTGCCAGTTGACCCCAGCCAACGTTCACGTGGGAATTCTATGCCGGTGAGTTGTTCAAGCCAGGCCACAGTGGCCGGAACATCGCTTTGATTGATTCGACCAGTGAGTGGATTGCCTTCTGCATCCTTGAACACATTGCCGCCTTCTAGTAGTGTGCGTAGAGTTTTCATGGGTTTAATTTTTTTAATTCTGCGGTAATAATCTTTATTAATTCATCTTGTACTGGGTCTGCTGCACCATTCAGTCGGGTACCGTTTATTATAACATCTCCCGCAGCATCTACGTTGATAACTGGCTCACGACTGGTAGGGGTTGGCATGAATGATCTAATTATTTTGGCCATTGCAATATGTATTGGTGTGGTATTCAATGTGGTATTGCCAATTTTTACACTGCCTGTTGCACCTGGTCCCACCACAATCGTTGGCATTCTTTGCATGGCCTGTTTGTTGACAGAATTAAACTGCATCAATGACCTTATATCATATGTGACTTTGGAAAGATTTCGCCATTGTTGGAATTGCCCTTGTGCAGTAGAAGAAGGTGAATTAAAATTTAGAATAGCCTGAATACTGCTGTTTAATCGAGACAATTGAATACTTGCTTCAGATTGTGCTTCGTTATCTACATATTTAGGCAGTTGAGCAGGATCATTGCCCAACTTGTTGTCTAGGAAATATCCATAAACACGACTCATAAAATTGTCTGACAGTGATTGTTTAACAACTGGGGGCAATGCACCGGGAGTATCCACGCCAGAAGATTTCATGGCATTTGTTAGTGTTTGATTCCATCGAGTCAATTCGTCTGCGGCCATTTGATTGATCAAGGGATCTGCGGCAGCAGCAGCCTTGGCTCGCCTGTTGCCGCCTGTGTCCTCTGGTCTGGTCAATCCAGCCTGGGCAAAATTGTAAGCATCTAATTTGTCGCCCAACGCACCAATTGTGGCACGAGAAAACCAGCCGGCTTCTTGCATGGGTTTTTTGGCAGTGATTTCAAAGATCTGCATTGGTTCTCCTGACGCTCCGTGAGAATTTGCTGGTGTCTCTTTGACGTATTGCATTCAGCAGTTTGCGCTGAAGATTTTCTGCTTGTTCAGCGGAAAATTCAGCGTCAATTTGTTCCAGCAAACGAATGGCTGTTTCTATTAGATTGCTGGCGCGAGTTTCAATGATGGCTCTGCGATCACGTTCGATGTACAAGCTGTCCAGTTCTTCTAATATGCTTCTAGTTTTCTTTTGCATTTGCTCAAGGGCCTTTGGATTATTTAGTGGAAACGTCTTTGCAATAAATATCTAATACAAGGAAACAGTATGACTAGCCAAATCAATCCCGCTGATATCGACGGTAATTATCCCATTGCAGGGGTGAGCAACAACACTCAGGGCATGCGTGACAACTTCACCAATACTCGAACAAATTTTCAATATGCTGCAGATGAAATAACTGACCTGCAGAACAAGGTTGTGCTCAAGGCTGCACTCACAGGCACCACCCTGGACAACAATCTTGGCAACAACGTGGTGTACAATGCTCTGGTCAAAGGCATTTCGGGCACAGTTGTGGCCATTGCCAACACTTCGGGCACAATCACAATAGATTGCAGTGCTGGGCCTTATCAAAGCATCAACATGGCTGGCAACATTGCGTTGAGTTTTACATCAAACACTTGGCCCACTGCCGGCACCCTTGGTGTGGTGCGCACGCAAATCACTGTGGATCAAGTGGGACGCACATTGACTTTGCCCAACACAGTCAGCAACGGCATTGTTGGCATACAAGGATATGCCAGCAATGTGATCACATTTGCCAACACCGGCACTTATGAGTTTGGATTCTCAACCACCAACGCTGGCAATGCCATCACAATCGTTGATTTTAATCGTCCGTTGAATTACTACACAAATGGTGTGAACATTGCTGCCAACACTGTGAGTAACAGTTCTGTGTCCGGTGCACTGACTGTGGCCGGCGGTGTGGGCATTCAGGGCAATTTATATGTCAATGGAGATATATTTGGTAATGTCACACTGACTGATATCTCTGTAAACACTGTGACTGCTGTGGGTAATGTGGTAGGTGGTAATGTGGTAGGTGGCAATATATTAACAGGCGGAATAGTCAGCGCTACTAGTAATATCACAGGTGGCAATATTACTGCGGTCACTGTGGTTACTACACCAAGGATTGTAACCAATAATATTAGATCTGATGATTCAAGTTTTGTCACAATAGAAGATGGAGTAAATGTTGAACAAGGATTAGTAGTTACTGGCAACATCACAGGTGGCAATGTCATCACCGGTAATGTAAACACCACAGCATTGAGCCTGAGTGGCAACATAATATCTGCGCTCAATGCTAGTTCAAGCATTGCAGCTGGCACCACAATATCTGCCGTGGGCAACGTCACTGGTGGCAACGTGTTGTCAGGTGCTGTGATATCTGCTGTGGGCAATGCTACCATACTGTCAGGTACTGCTGTTCCTGCAGGTGGCGCAACTGGTGCTGGTTACAAATTATCAAGCACCACCAATCTTGGGGTGTTTTTTGGATCTGATGTACCCACATTGAGTGCTGCTCAAGGATCGCTGTATTTGCGCACCGATGGCTCAACCACAAACAATCGCATGTATGTCAATATCAACGGTTCAACAACTTGGACTGCTGTGATTACTGCGGCTTAACCAGTTTTGATCTTGCCCAACAGTTGTTTTAGTTTGGCGCTTTGAACGTCTGCTGTGATTAGTACTTTAACTTTTTAAATCAATTGATTTTTTATCTGTGACCAAGTGTCTTCTCGATCAGGATCATACGGTGTCCATGTGATTTGATTGATGATTGTTTCTAATGTTTTTTGTCGTTGACGATCAATAACAATATCGACATGCGGAAGAATTTCTTCAATTAACCAATAAAAATGCACAATTGGTGATGGCTGTACTTGATTCTGTCGAGTTGATTTAAATCTTGTACTACGACTAAAGTTGTCCTGCTCTACCGTGCTAGTATGAATTATACGACAATTTACGTTGTTGCAAGTGTGCGATACCAATGTTTGATAAACTTGTTGCCTACGAGCATGTTGTTGAGACTGTACCAACCGCGTATGATAATTTTTTATTTCTTGGTTGGTACTTGCACTGCTCAACCACCATGACCGATTGCCAAGATCAGTGTTGACATTAAAATGATACACTGGATCATTGCTTATAGTTGATTGCCAAGAATCATCTTGTAACATTTTATCAAATCTTTCGGTATATGGCCATTGAAAAATTACAATATTGTCTTGCATGTCTTTTATTAGATCAACAAATCCTGACACTAAAAATTCAGAGCCAGCACCAATTCCTGCTGTATTGATCACTTGATATTGCGGTGCCAATGCTTGTAAAATTTGAGGCCATTCAGGCCAGATATGACCGGTTGCAAATCCATCCCCAAAACAAAAAATTTTATTCATATTAAAACCGTTGATCAAAAGTTTTCAAATGATGATCTATCTGATTCCATAACTGAAAAGTGTTGCTAGGATAGTTGTCACTGTCAAACAATGCTCCGTCAAATACCCCAATGGTTTGTGTCAACATACTGTTGATCAATGCTTGTTCACAAATATTGCTATTAAACTCAATATTATTTCCCTTAAATGTTTCATGCACAATAGTTTTACATTTACAATAAGATTGCCATCCTTGATTTTTTAGTAAAAAACTTTCAAGCAGGAGTGCTAATTTGTGATCTGGAACAAATGTTGTGTTTAAAAAGTTTGATAGTTTGTATAATACATGATAAAATTCATCGATATCAAACAAACTTTCCATAGGAAAATTAAACGCAGGAATCTCTTGCCAACGCCAGTTACCTGGGTATGCATACCCGTTTTCTTCAAAGTTCAATTTAGAATACCAGTTGTTTCTAAACGCATGCGGTATGTTTTTTATTGTATTGGATATTTCTTCGTTTTTTTTCTCTGCTGGTATATCCCCCGCACGTTCAATTATATTAATTTGATAAATCCATTTAGCGTAATCATTCAAAATAGAAATTCTAATAACTTGGTTAGGAGTATCGGAATCAATATTAAATTCACTATAATGTTTTGCTGTTACCACACGATTAGACATATATTTTGAATTTGATCGTATGCAATGACTTGCTCCCAGGGTATTAAAGATATTTTTAACACGAGGACCTTTGAATAACCAAGTGTTTATTACATATTCTAAAAAATGTCCATGGCTACCACTGAAAAAATCCAAATAAATTTTCATGATGTTTTGATCTTTCCTAATAGTTGTTTTAGTTTGGCACTTTGAACGTCTGCTGTGACCTTGGCAGGCTCCGTACTGTCCCATGGAGGTGTGTCTGACTCGCCACTAGCCGTGCTAACTTGACTGCGGGCTTTGATTGAGTCCATAATGGATGCAGATGGCTTCTTTGAATAAGTGTCGCCATCTTCTCCGCCTTCGTCAGTAATGCGCATTGTTTCAATGTTGTACTCCAAATCAATTTTTTGACCAACGCCGGTCGAGCTCCGAGACTTCATACACTGTATCTGATACTTGCCACGCTCTTTCATGGCACGTGAAGTAAAGATACCAAACACGTTGTCTGCTGTGTTAATTTTGGATATACCACCTGAGATGTGACTGTGATCAAATTCAATTTCTTCCACGGCCGATCGATTCAACTGACTTGCAGTCACCATGAGTATGCCCAATTCCTTGGCCAGGTTACGTAGTTCTTCTGAAACATATTTGTCTTTGACAAACAAGTCGTTGGGACTGACTTTGGCACTAACAGGCATCAGCAAGTCCAAGTAATCAATCATCACAAAGTCCACACGTTTGCCTGTTTGTATTTGATACTCTTTCAAGTACGCACGTATGTCGTTGATATTGCTTTGTGCTGGTAATCCTTTGACTTGATAGTTGCCTGACTTCTTTGCAACTAACTTGACCTTGAGTTCTGTGGTATCAATATCCCGGCGAATGTCCTTGGTACTCATGTTGGTCAACATAGCATCTGTTCGCAAACTTGTTAGTTCTTCACTCAGTTCCAGTGTGATGTACACACCGCTCAACCCCTGTTGCAACCAGTTCAAGGCAATGTTCATCATCACAAGTGATTTACCTGAACCAGATCCACCAGCAAAGATGTTGAGTTCACCACGACTGAATCCACCGTACAACAACCTATCCAGTTGTGGCCAACCGGTTGACACTTGTCCGCCTGAGTTGAAATATTTGTTGATACGGCCTGCTGGATCTGCAAAATAGTCTGTGCCCATGTCCCGGGTCAACGATATTTGTACAGCATCTTTGATCAGTTTCTCCACAGGCTCAAAGTCACCCTTTTCCAGCATGTCTGCGGCTTTGAGAATTGCACGTTCTAGTTCTTGACGTTTGGTAAACTGTTCGAATTCGCCCATGAACCAATCAAAGTGGCCTTCGTTTAAGTCAGGCACTGCTTGTAGTCGAATGCCTGTGGTGGCAGAGATCTGCGTACGGTCAGGCAAGGTCTTGTGTTTGTCACTGTGTTCTTTTATGAACTCGGCCGCAGGTCGCAGACTCTTGTCAAAATTCTGCGGGTTGTAGATGTTCTGCACACGCACATAACTCTGTGCATCTTCCAACATCATTTCTAAAAATAATCGTTGAACGTCAAGTCCGTATTCTTTTAACAAGTGCTTTTTTCCTTAGTTCAATTTTAATTCTACTGGTCTCTCGCGATTGCATTATAGTTAGTAGGGCTCCTAATCGGCCCAACTTTATCACAGCATCATTAACATCTTTGCAGCCGTTGGGCCAATCAGGTATGCTCACTGCCCAGCCCAGTTCCAGTGCGCGATCAACGAGTTCAACGCCTGCCTGATCTTGATCCGGCACCACTGTTATCTGTTTGTCTAAACTGCGTATCAATCTAACTTGTGCATCACTTATGGTATTGTGCATCACTGCTACACCACCTATGCTGAGTGCATCAAATATGCCTTCTGTGACTATGACATGTTGCCAATCTGAGTGCTGTAAGTCTACCCCAAACACATAACCCGGTTGACTGTCACTGATGAACTTGGGTTGTTTGTCATCTAAAAATCTACAGGTGTATCCCACAATCTTGTTGTCGTAGGTGAATGGTATGACCACATGCAATCTTGTCCAGTGTATTCCATCATTTTGTATCTGCACCATGACCGGAAAGTCTTCTGGCACATGTCTGCCACGCACGTAGTCCCAATAGAACTTGTGTTCGGGTGTCAGCAGTTCAGCAAAAGGTGGCAAGTCTCTTTCTTTAAACGACACACCACTCAGTGTGTTCCACATTTGTTGCCGATCTTCTAAAATGCCATTGATGCTTCGATGCCGCAGACTTTCAAGATTCAACATCTCTATTTCTACTTCGGGAACATTCATCCAGCCCAGGAGTTTTCGAGCCTTGTAACTTACAGTACGACCTAATATGAAACTGGCTGTGTATGCGCAATTGAAACAGTGATAACTCCAGCCCGCCTCAGTGGCTTTGAGTCCACCACGTCCTCGTCGATCCTGTGTGCTTCCATTGTGCTGACAACACACTGCATTGAAACTCAACCAGCCACTAGGTGTCTGTTTCTTTTTTGCAGGTAGATAAGCAAGGATATCAAGCATCTGTTGATTGTAACAGATTTATCAAGCAAATGCAATGCTTAACGATAAAAGATATTGGTAACGTAGCCAGTTGTGATCAACACTGTAACAGCCTGTGCTTCGGTGCCACCAAAGTTAAGTGGCAAATAACCTGATCCGCCGTTTGTCACAGTGATTTGTCCAATGCCGCTGGGACCTGTGAATGGTGCAGCAACAGCAGTGGCACCAGCACCGTTGCCCAGGATTTGAACATATGGTGCAGCCATATAACCTGTGCCTGCATTGTTTACTGCAATACCGGTCACAACACCATCTACCACAGTGGCAGTTGCACTGGCACCATAGCCTTGGCTGTTGTTGATGGCCAGACGCAACAGTGGATGGAACCCCACAACATTGATGTAAAAGGTTCCAGACTCGTCAAAATATTCACGGCTTTCTGTGACATCTACCCACACAGCTTCGTAATCCTGTGCTGCTTGTACTTTGAGGGTGCCAGTGTAATGATCCAGATCATATTTGACGGTGATCAAACTGGCCCCAGTTGTGTTGATATAACTTGAGTAGTATTCTGTCAAATAGTTACGTGATATTGGTTGCGGGTTCAATGCCCAATCAGGCCATGATTGCGGGCCAGGTTGTGGCCAAGAGTTTTTACCATTTATAGTGGGAATTGTCACCGGTTGACTGGCTATGAACTGTGGCAAAACACTGTCTACAATATCGCAGTCGGCTCGTGCGCCGGCGTTGGCGTCTGTAAATGCTGCTTGTACATAATTGCCTTGTGTGCGCTCAATGCTGTAGCTGCCTGGCTGT